GTAGACACCAGACCCGCCCCAATCACGATTGATAACATCGGTGGTTTGGACAAGGTTGTAGTATTGTGCTGGCTTCACGATAGCCACGCGCTCATTCTCAGGGACATCTTTTTCGTCCATGATTTTAGCAGCTTCAAAGATAGATGCGGCGAGAGAAGCGCCATTGGTTTTTGAATCAGCGTCTGTGATTGCAGAGCCGCCATTGCCGCCTGTCACAGTAGCACTGGAACGTGCTGCCAATACAGCAAGCTGCAGCAAACGCACGTCGAACTGTTTGGCGAGTGCCATGCCCAACAGGCGTGAATACTCTGCACGAACATCATAGTGGTTCTTAGCTTCATCGATGTCTGCGATAAATGTATCCGCAATCAGAACGTCATCGATGTTCACTACAACTTCATTGTGGTTGATAGTTTGTGCGCCCAATAGGGGTGTACCTGGCGTGTGGTAAGCTGCGTTTGCTTTACCTGACACGGGGAACTGTGCTGACTTACCAGACGAAATTGTTCGGCTGACATGCAAGTCTTTCATTACGTTGGTTTCGTCGAATGCTGTGAGAACCTCACCTGCAAAGACTTTTAAGAACAGAGCGTTTGTCTGGTCAAAGTTAGCCGCTGCGCCATTAGCTGCGCCTAAACGGCTGGCTGTTACGTTGGTCATTTTATAATTCCAAAATAGTGTTGATAAGGGGAAATGACTGTCGTTATGCTCAGGCCTAGGTTGTCACTCGCAAGTGGCCGCAGGTGTTCATAGTTGATAGTCCGTCTGCCTAAGAAGGCATGACATTTGACCCGTTGAGGAATTATTATGTTTTGGAAAATTTTTGCCGCTTTATCATTAATTTTAGCGTCTTATTTCAGTTATAGTTATCTAGACCTTGCTAAAAAACCATCGGCGATTGAAACAACACAATGGGTTGAAAAAAGTTATGGTGGTAAATGGTACCGCTTTTGCAAAATTGGAGGTTACCCAATAACGGTACAATGTGAACCGTGGGCCAAGGCAACTACTAAATAAGGTCAGGCTTTTTGGGTTTGGTAGTCCCACCAAGCATCGCATCATAGCTACTGCCGATATAGATAATCCGAAATTCGAAGTTGTTCTTTTGTCTACAGTTAGAACATCTAGCTTTCTTCATGACTTCCTTGACCGTTATCTCTTTGCCGTAGCGTTCCATCAGTTGCTTCACGGGAACATTCGGTGCGTGGCCGCACTTACATTCAAATGAGAGATGGTTGTTCGATATGGTTTGGAGTTGGGTCAAGGATAAGCCTTATGTCTTTTTCGCGGTTTTCTTAGAATCCCGAAAGGCTTTTGCCGTCGGAGCGCCTTTGGAACCTACCTTACGAGGCTTGCCGCCGCGAGCCTGTTTTGCATGGATGTTTGCATAAAGTCCTTTTTTCACAATCATATCCTTTTTGGAAAATTGACGGGGAATTAACCCCCGCCAGAATGTTTACTTTTTCTTTGGTGGACGACCTACTTTTTTACCGTAAGTCCCTTTGCCTTTTGGCATCCTAATATCCTTTTAAAATACGCTTGAACGGCCCAGCTTCTGCTCCACGTCTTTCGTGTAAGCAGCATCCTTGCCGTATCGTGGGTCTTTCATTGCCGCTACGACTTGAGCCGTAGAACGAAATTCATCCTTAGACGCAGCCTGCGCCTTGCCTGAGACAAGGTTAGGCTCTGTGTCACCTGCAGCTTCACGCTTAGACATCATCCACTCGACAGCCATTTTGGCATTGTCAGTGCCGTTAGCGACCATCGTGTTGTAGACCTCCAATTCATTAGCGGCCATGTTATCACGCGCCCAATCTGTTAGGTCTTTGTACCCATCTTCGCCGCCAGCCACCGCCATAACGGTATTCGCGTCCGCTTCTTGGGTGGACTGCATCCCTTGAATGTAGGTTTCCACCATCGCTTTCGGGTAACCCATTTGTTCCAACTCAGCGAAACTATCTTCCGACAACGCTCCACCATCCGCAAATTCTTGAGAGAACTTATCAAAGTTTGGAATTGTACTTTCGTTATTGTCAGTTGGAGTTTCATCAGTTGTTGCCTCATCGTCAGCTGGGGTTTCCTTCGGGGCAGAGAGTTTCTTTTCAAGTTCCGTGTATGACTTCGCCAAGTCTTCAGGTGAGTTAAACTTTTCTGGCAACCAATCTGGACGTTCAGATGCTTGGTTATCCTCCGCAACAGGTGCGTCAGGGCCAGTTTCGGGTTCAGTAATGGTTATGCTTTCTGCCATGTTTAGAAGTCTTCCCGTGTACGAGTTGGCTTCTTAACGATGGTAGGTGCTGCCAAAGGTTTATCCTTCGGTTCCTTGCTGTCTTTGGTTTTCGACATACGAATTTCCTAATGCTTTAACGCCCTCTTGGATGGCACTTGGTCCTGCTTGCTGCATCATCTGCGCTTGCATGGCCTGTTGCTGTTCTTGGGCGATTTGTTCTTGTGATTTGATAAGGCCATCAGTCTCGATACCGAGAGCCGTGGCACGTCGTTTGATATAATCCTGAAGGTTCACGTACTGCTGTAGTACCTCTGGCCCTAAAGCCTGAGACATACCTTGAATAAACAGGTCTAACTTTCGGAGGTCATGGCCGCGTCCGAGTGCTTCCATACCAGTAACGATGGTGGGTTTCACCACATTGTCTGGTAGTTTGGGTAGCTTCTTGGCTTTGGTCAGGACATCAATCTTCCGATTTACGTATGGAAGTTGGAACTCTTGAGACAGGATTGAGTATATACCACTCAGGGTGTCTTCGAGTTCTCCTGCGAGGTATCGGATTTCTTCTGCGGTGACCCGCTCTCCGTTACGTTGAACAGAAGACTGAAGCATAAATTGTTGCGAAAGCCGTTCTTCGATTGACTGCATTGCTTGGTAGGCAACTCTAAAGTCGTTGAATTTATCCATTTGAAGGACTGATACATCGTTGCGGTTTCCCTCAATGATTGCTGTGTTTTCTGCTTGAGCGATGGAACGCATTCGTGTGGTGCCGTTAGGGTTCACCATGAAGAGGACTTTAGCAGCAGCCGCTGCACCCTCCACAATGGCCTGTGACAGCCCCTCAAGTGAGCGTAGGTCGCCCAGGAGTTCCTCTACGAAACCACGTCCGTAGTCTTCGCCGTCGATACGGGAGAAGCGTAAGGGGAGGAATGGTACGTTGGCTTGTTTGTATTTGCCTTTAGAACCAGTGACCAATGTCCCTTTGCATTCCTGATAGACTGTAAAGAACTCATTCTTGCGTTCGACGTGGGTATAAATCTCCACGGTCTTTTCATCGCCTTCGAGTTTCCCAGAGATATTAGCTGCTGTCGCTTTGTCTAATGCGTTTGGTGAGACATGCTCAACCGTCACAATCTCCAGCACTTCACCATTAGGTGAGCGAGAGACGACATAACTGTCTAAATGGATTACTCGTGTCTTTTCGGGGCCAACCTGCAATAGCACGTTGCCGCCTACGATTAAGTGTTTTAGCGCCTCGTGTACGGCAACTCGGTCTCCAGACGTTTCAATCTCGCTCATAACCGCCCGTTCATATTCACCCAGTTGTTGTTCAATCTGGGTTCTTGCAGCATCATCCTGAGCCAAATCTTTAAGGGTGTATGGCTCGACCATGAAACGGAAGAAGGGGGAGTTGGGTGGCATGAGGGCCAACGATAGCTTTGAAGCTAAGTTATTCACGCCTCTCGCGCCGATACCTTGAAACGGAGTGTATAAATCACTGGTCTCGTTATGGGTATCCTGCGGGATAAGAGATGGAATAGTTAGCTCTGAGCAATCTCTGGCTCTATCTAGGTAAGACTGACGGGTCTGTTCGAGTTGGCGATACCGCGCTTCTGCGGTTCCCATGCTCATTTATATTCTCACTTGTTAATTTGAAGCCCAGCACCTTTACCAAGGTTCGATACGGTAGGGTCTAGGTCTACTTTTAGTTGAGATGTTCCCGATGCTTTATTGGCAGCGGCACCTTTTTCAGCGGCCATTCCACTCTCAGGCGAACTAGGGTCATACATATTAGTCATGACAGGGTTTGCGGATGGTGGGGCTGCGGGGGGTGGCGCTGGTGCTGGTGTTGGGGATTGTCCTCCAAAGCACATAGTTATTCTCCTAGTTGAGAGGCCATTTGGTCCTCATGGATTTGTAAAAGAAAATCGACGACTGACCGTTGCCCACCACGCCACATCAATTGAGAGTAGTCTTCGTTCTCAGTTGGGCTTTTGTCAGGGAAGCGAACATTAAGTTCTTCGATTAGTTCATTGGTTATATATGGAAACATTTGTTATCCTCTTTAGTGCAACAAACAAAGGCTTGCCCTAATTAAAGAGCAAGCCTAGAGTTTTTGTGATTTTGATTTGAAGGTTTGCAGATGAAACAGTTTCTACTGGCCGCTTCACTTTTAATGTTTATCGGCTCACAGGCATCCGCTGCCTTTTTGAACAACCGACAAGAATGGAATGAGGCAACCACCTTACAAAAAATTGGTTTTGTGCAAGGTGTTTTTGCTGAATTAGTGACGATATGGACAACCGATGCTCAATCTATAGCCACCCAAAAAACCACGGTGAATAAATGCGCTGTTGAAATGGGTCTTACTAGCTCCTCTATGGTGGATATTGTAGATAAACATTACGATGATTTAGAAAATTGGTCTCAACGCGCAAACATTGCCCTGCGTTTGGGCCTATTAAAAGTCTGCAAAAATTTTAAAGAGTAATCACTCGCAGCTTTTCTGACCAGTGTTCGGGTCAATGTAGCAAGCCTCAGCTGCTGGTTTCTCTTCAGTTTTGACCTCATTCAAAATTCCGTATCTTTTTCCTGCGGCACGGAAGGTGGTTATGCCTTTGCATCCTGCTTTCCACGCATCGAAGTATAGGTTTTTGAAGTCATCATAGCTGACGCCTTCACCGACATTGCAGGTCTTGGAGACTGCGCTGTCCACGAATTGTGACGACAATGCGAGAACTGCCAAATGGTCTTGCGCACTTATCTCGTTGGCAGTTCGGCCATGTACGCCTTGGCGGTACGCATAGTCTTCAACTCGTTCCACATCGAAGCCATCAAATTGTTGGATGGTTCGGTCATAGAAAAGAGAGAAGGGCGGTTCTATACCGCTGCTTACATTGTCAGCGGTTAGGCTGATTGTACCTGTTGGCGCAATCGAGGTCAGATGCGAGTTGCGTATGCCATTAACTCTTATTTTTTCCTGCACCCAATCAGGCAGCGTCTGCACAAACTTACTCTTTAAGAATTTGTCTGCGTTGTAGAGGGGGAAAGAACCCTTCTGAGCTGCCAGTGTGGAACTGGTAAAGTATGTATGGTCACGAAGCGTGGCCAAAATGTTCTCAGCGAACTCCATGAACTCTGGTGACGCATAGGGTTTACCACACATTTCAGCGGCATTAGCCAAGCCAGTGATGCCCAAGCCCATACGGCGTTTGTTCTTAGCCTCAAGTTCCTGTGCGTGTAGCGGGTAGATGGTACGGTCAATGACGTTATCCAT